AAAGTAACGCGGAAGCGATACTTTAACTTAGGCATCAAGAGCACTTGGTTGCCTGCGTCTGTTGGTACTCCAAAGTTATTTAATGATGTAATAGGCATTTTTTATATCTCCCCTGTGTTCTTGACACGCAATGGTATGTAGATAAACTCAATAGCCTTGACTGGTTCAATCGCAATGTCTACGTATAGTTCGTTACGATCGATTCTAGCCGGAGTATTGTTTGTTTCATCACAAACTACTGCGAAATCGTAAAGAGCTCTCAGACCAACCAACTCGAGTAATAAACTCTCAACTGCTTGTTTGATCTCGTCTCTAGTGATTTTATCATTTGGTTCAAAGATATACGGACGGGCCAATTTACTTAGTTGGCTACGTAGGTATACTACCAAACGTGCTACGTTGATTCTATCTAGCGCAGAAGCATTTCTTGCTCTTGTCTTCTGACCGTAGTTTACAAGACCAACACCATTAAAGAATGTAATTGGGTTAATCTTTAGATCGTACAACGTATCTCTTTGGCCTTCGTTCAACGCTACAGTTTGGAATTCTCCAGTAGCAGCATCAATGTAACCTACTGCTGTTGCGTTACTAATTCCGCCTCGTCTTGTACCTGCTGGTGCAAACCAAGGGAACGATACCTGATCGCTAAGTGCGATAGTTCTTAGCATCATATGTGAAGCCGGAACTACTGCGTTTGCTCCGCCTAGGTCAGTTGTAAATCCGTTTGGATAAAAAGCACCTAAGTATTCGTCATATGTTACTAATCCATCATCACTATTGTCTGTTACTAGATTAGCATTTGAACCATAGTTTGTAAGTGAAGTTGCATCTGCTCTTAATCTTAATGGTGTATCACCAATAACAAATGCAGTAAGTCCTCTGTCAATGTTTAAGTTAACAAGATTACTCATCACTTCTGTGTAACCAGGAGCAGCAATAATGTTGAAGTTTCTACGCTCTTCGTCTCTGATTTGATCACTTGTATCAATCACAGATTTCATTGCTTGTACAACAACCATACGCTGTGCCTTTCTGCCAAATGATCCGCTACCATCTTCTTGGTTGCCTGACTGTGTTACCCAACGGTCAGTTGCGTAACCACTCATTGCTTGATCATTAAAGCGTGTATTGTCTGCTGTGGTATCGATATAGTTATTTGCATAACGTTTAACGTTACCGCCACTTCTACGTAAGTTCCATAACAACATACCTTTTGGATATAGTGCTGGATCTGGAGCATCTGGATCTAAGTAGTTGCTTGTTAATAGGTCTACAATAGTTGCTGCTGTATTACCATTAGCACCACTTAAACCATAACGTGCATCTCCAAATAAGACTCCGTCTTCAGTAGTTTGATCTGTTTTATCTAATTGTACCCACTCTAGCAAATCACCATTCCAACGATACATTGTTGGGAAGTTTTCAATATCTGCTGTGCTAATCCATAAGTCGCCATCAACAAGCGGTGTACCGTCGCTTTGACCAGTAGTTGCACTTGGTGCTGTTGCGCTTACAATAGGACCATTTGGTGAACAGTTAGCGTATGCTACACTGTAGTTGTGGTAGCCAACCCAAGTAGTACCATTATGAATCATAATGTCTACATCGCTAAACTCTGGATTGTACCATAACTGGCCATCATCTGGTTCGTTTTCTGGATTGTCAGAACTTGCATAGAAGTTTCTAGCAGCCAATGGTTCCCAGTTAGAAGCAATGTAGTCTTGACTTGCTCCTGCTGGTGCGCTGTAAAAGTTTGAAGTTCCAACTAGTGTGTTAATGCTGAAAGGTGTAAACACATTTCCAACTGGAGTGTTTGTACCATCAGTAATTCTAAAGTCTCCACCTAGTTTGTGGAAAATCTGTAATTCATTGTCAGCTGTTACACCAGCTTCAATGTTAGTAAAGCCTGCGCTGTTAATAGCTTCAGCGATGCTGTCTGCATCGTTAGCATTATTTTGTGCTGTAAATGTTACAGTTTTAGCTGTGTCTAGTGCTAAAGATGTTTTTAAAGATTCAGCTATGTTAAATGATTTAGAACCAGTTGAACCTACAGTGCTAGCTATCTCTGTTGAGGTAATAGTCGTAAATCCTGAAGCCGCTCTTCTATAAACTCTGAAACTAGCGGTTGCTGGTGTAGTATCATTACCTGAATGTTCATCAGCA